TGCTCCGTTGCATTTTAGCCAGCCTGTTGGCGGAGTGGCTGAGGGCCACGGAACAGGCACACCAACAGGTAATGCAGAGCCTTCTCCCAAACCAAGGTATGTGAGAAGACCAGCTACATCCTTTCCACTCAAATTGGTAAGCGTATTGTCCAGCGGTTGTTTACCTGCCAGCGCATTAAGCATTGTCGTGGCAAAGTTCGGATCATTCCCCAGTGCCGCCGCCAGTTCGTTCAGTGTATCCAGTGCAGCAGGTGCAGAACCCACCATTCCTGCAATCGCCGATTTCACAAAAGCCGTAGTGGCAATCTGTGTATTGTTGACCGACTGCGCCGCCGTGGGGGCTGTTGGCGTTCCGGTGAGTGCCGGACTCGACAACGGTGCTTTTAGTGCCAGCGCATTGTTAATGGTGGTACTGAAATTCGGATCATTGTTAATGGCTGCGGCTATTTCTTTCAGCGTGTCCAGCGTGGCTGGCGCACCATTAATAAGGGCCGTCAGTGCCGCCTGTACAAACGCAGTGGTCGCAACCTGCGTGGTATTATTCCCCGCCGCTGGCGTTGGCGCTTTGGGGGTTCCGGTAAATGTCGGGCTGGCTTTTGGCGCGTACTGTGAATGCGGGTCCGGTGCGGCAAGATGTTTTGCCATCTGATCATCCGCGTACACCTTCAGCTCCAGTACCTTATCATCCACATACTTGCGGGTTGCCAGCACTACGGCAGGGTCGATTTTCAGGGTGATATTGTCCGTGCTGCTGGTAATCAACACCATACGCACGGTCTGGGTACGCCCGCTGCCTTCAGCCAGTTGCGGCTTATAGCTTTCCGGGCAGTTGCCCACGGCAATCAATGCCCCGGACTCATCAAACAGGCCCACTTCACGTATCCACCAACCGCCCTCGTTTTCAGGGATCACCTGTTCAGCAATAATCTGGCTGCTGTTCTGCGGGTCGATATAGAGCATATTCAGCGCAGCCCGGCGTTTCTCATTTACCAGTGCTGTCTGCTTTGCGTCCGGCGTTGGTAATGTTCCGCCGCCATCGCCGACCGCCATATGGGTAATTTTTAAAGGCACACCGAGCGCGGCGGCGCTGGCAAGTTTCGCCGCGCCAATATCCGTCAGCAGGGTATAAAATTTTGTGCTCATGGATTCACTCTCATTGTGTCAATAACATGGACCGCCCCGCCTTCATGCGCGGTGCCGCCGGAAATAATTGTTTCGTTGATATACGGATAGATCGTGATTTCTTCGCCAAGATAGCTGGCGGCTCCCACCCAATGCGGGCCGCTGGTCTGCAGATTGATGGACATGCCGATCATGTGACGGCTACATGGTTTGGCATCGCTTATCAGTCGCTCAAGTTCCAGATAGGTATCTTCAGTGATGCCCTGGTCCTGCACGCCGATATCCAGGCGAAACGTGCCCGGTGCCTCTCCGGTCTGCCACCACTCAATAATGCGGATCAGAAAGCCGAACGGCTCCACCACCCGCCGCACGGCACTGGTGGTCCCTTTATGCTGATGAATATAAAAAGCATCCTTCACCACCTGGCGCTTGACGCTTTCTGTCCAGCCCTCGTCCCAGCGATCCACAGAGAACGCCCAGGCGAGATAAGGCAGGAAACTGACCGGACAGGTTGCCGGATTCCACAAGTCACGCAGCGGCACCTGCAGATCAGAAATCCCGCTGCAGGTTTGCGCCAGTTGGCGCTCCAGTGGTGTTGAACCCGGTGGCAGCAGACTATTCATCCGTTCCTCCGTTGGTTACGCTCCACTGCGTACATGATGCCGCCTGTGTTTTGTTCAGGACCACATCCGCCAGCGGCGAAGCCAGCTCCACACGCTGCACTCCCTCAACATGCAGGGCGGCAAAGATGGCGCTACGGCGAATATCCCGACCAAGACGCGTCTGACTGGCGATGTACTTCTGCAGGCTGGCTTTTGCCGCTGCCATTACCGGCTCTGCTTCCGGTCCCGGATAGAGAAAAATGGTGGCTTCCACGCGATACGGGATGATTTCTGCGCTGCGAACCGTAAGACGGTCAGCCACCGGGCGGACGTTCTCACTGTTCAGAGCTTTTTCCACCACGTCCAGCAGGTCTTTTTCTGCAGTTCCATCGCCTTCGCGGCTAAGGACAGTCAGCACCACCTCTGCAGGTGCCGGGCTGGTTGCACTGGCATCCGCCACCCGACCGTCGGCGCTTCGGGCATGAAATTCATAAGCTGCAGTTGGCCCCGCAACTGAAAGCCCTTCAAAGGCTGCAGGCACACGCAGGCGTAACGCTTCATCGCTTTCCATCACAGCAGCAACGGGCGGCACAGCGTCATTATCAGCAGGCGTTACCGTCAGGCGTTTCACGTTGTAGTTGGCAGCGAGCTGGTCAAGATCGCTGCCCATCGCGTAAGCCACCATCACCGCCTGCGCGGCTTCGTTAATGCGCTGGCGCAGAAGCAACTCACGGTAAGCGTTCTCCTGCAGCAATTTGGTGACGGGTTCAGATTCCAGTTCCAGCGTGCGGATCACTGCTTCCTGCTCATCTTTCGGATGAAGCGCAACAAATTCGGCCTTGCGTTCGGCAAGCAGCGTCTCAAAGTCCGGCACATCCACAATCTGCGGCGCAGGCAACTGCGAAAGGTCAATCACTGCCATTCTCTGCTCCTGTTGATACGGAAAGGGAAACAGGCACACCGTTATTACGCCGCCCGTTCAGCGCCACCACCATTGAACCGTCAAAATTGCTGTTGATGGTGATGGAATCCAGCGTCATCCGTGGCTCCCAGCGACTCAGCGCCACATACACTGCCGACATGACCTGCAGGCGTAATGCCGGATTTTGTGGCTGGTCTATCAGTGCCGACAGCAGGGAACCATATTCACGACGAGCAATGCGGCTACCCTGCGGCGTCAGCAGAATGTCCCGCACCGACTGGCGCAGATGGTCAATATCAGTAATGACTTTGCCGCTGGTATTGTTCATCCCACTATAAAGCGTCATACCGGGCCTCCGGTTGTATCGCCGCCTTTCAGGACGCCAGTATGCTGATGCGCATCAACCACGATCCCGTTAGAACTCATCGCTCCGCCGCCCTGGGTAACGCCACCATTGATCACCACTTCGCTGTTAATGCGCGTGCGGTCAGCCTCCAGTACAAACTCACTGGTTTTCATGGTGATGTTGTCAGCGGCCTCAATGACCATTGATTTGATGCCCCTGACATACCAGCGCCCGGTGGCGGGTTCGTATTCAAACCAGCCACCGTCAGGATGTTCTGTCACGCAGGCGTCTGCCGACGTCGACGGTGGTGCGAACTGATTCGAATAGACAGCGGGCAGCGCAAAGGCAGTTTCCAGATTGCCGCCCAGACTCAGTAGCACCACCTGCTCACCTTCCGATGGTTTCCACCATGTGCGGGCATTACCCGCGCGCAGCGTCAGCCAGTTAATCCAGTTGGTTTCAAGGTCGCCCGTTTTCACCCGACAAAGCCAGTGTTCCCGGTCCACTTCGGTGACTACACCAGTGCGGATCAGATTGGTGATAAGGCGCATGATTTCGGTTAATTGTGCGTTCATAGGGAAAGGTTGCCATCAGGGGAAGAAAGGCGGCAGTGCTGCAACTTGTATCAGTGCTGATACAAAGATCACCCCGCCAGCCATTGCAGAATCATGTCGCGGGTCATTGCCTCAACATCATCATTTACACCCAGCAGGCGGCGCTCTGCGTAACGGACCTCCGGTCCTTTGCGACTGACGCGATCACGCAGGCCGTAATGGTGAACACGGGCAATACGCTGCACCTTGCCTTCAAACTGTACACTGGCAGAGTCGGCGCTGGCGGCAGTTTTCAGGTATTTTGTGGTGCGCAGCTTTGCAAACATCTGACGTTTGATGCGCCCCTTCTTGCTGCGTGCTGTTACCCTGCGGGGTTCATAACTGCTGCCATCTGGATTGCGCTGCATCCTGATATTCTGCTGCTGTGTCCGGCGCAGTTCCTGCGCCAGCTGGCGCATCATGCGGCTTCTCGTGGCTGGTTCCAGATTCGCCAGCAAGGCACTCAGCCAGTCGTCCACCTTCTGCAGTTCAGCCACGTTTCACCGTCCACATTTCTTCAGGTTCATCGGGTTCTGCTACAGCTTCAACGCTCGACACACTGCCGTCAGTGCTGACCATCACACGCTCCGTCAGTTGCAGGTTGAGGCTGATATCACAGACATCGTTGCGCAGAATATCCACCTCAAAGGTGAATAGCTTTTCCCGTAACGCCGGGTTATTGATGGCATCGGGCTGGTTATCACGCAGCCACAGCAAAACCGGGGCCATCAGCAGATTCTGGTCGCCGCTGAAATCCTCAATCACCACGTTCAGGGTGTAGCGGTACTCCCATGACATGGAGCTGGCCCCCGTGGCAACCAGCGAACCGTTATCCACAAACAGATGCAGTTTGTCCGGGTTATTGCGGACATAAGGCACCGCTTTATTGAGGGCGTGGCGCAGGGATTGTGGTTTGTTCACTGTTTCGCTCCTGACACGCAATAATCATGTCCACTTTGTCTGCACAGACCGCCCAGGCGGCCTCAGTTTCATCCAGCAACGCATTCAGATCACCGTTAGTGCGCGGTGCTGCCTGCTCCAGCCGGCACGGCGTCACTCGCGGACAACCACTGACGGTAAGCTGCACCTCCGGTGAGTGCCGGACGTTCCCGCAGCCGGATAATGTCAACAGGCAAAGGAGTATCAGCCCAGTGGCGTAAATCCTCGTTCTCACGTTTCAGTTCCTCAATCCGGCGTTGTCGTTGTCTCAGCAGTGCGCTGGTCTGTTCTGCTTCGGCATAGAGCCGCGCCTGCTCCCGGTTATTGGTTTCAGTCAGAATGGACAGGCTGATAAGCTGGCTGTTGCTCTTTGCCAGTGCCTGGCTTTTGCTCTGCAGCTCGTCCGCCTGCGTGCTGATGGTCCGGCTGGCATCAGCCAGCCGCCACGTCTGCCAGCCCAGCGCCACCAGTAATAACGCCAGCACAACCAGCAGCAACCGGTTCATGCTGCTACCTGTTGCGCCATCTGGTTACGGGTGATCCAGAAGGCAATAACGGTCAGCAGATAAAGGACCAGGGTAATGGTCCACCCCGTCCAGGCGAGACTGACAACAATCAGCAATCGCATCACCCAGCTGATAAATACGTTTTCTTTTCGGGTAATGGTCTTCAGCAAAGATGCCCTCAACTCCTGCCAGAGCGGGCCGTTCTTAATTAACGCAGCCAGTGCTACCGGAATTGCCACCCATGTCAGCAGACAGGCTACCCAGACACCGGACGCTGCCAGTACCGGAAAAATCCCCTGCGGATACACCATTGCTGCGATCAACAGCGCCATCCATAACATCAGAAACAGCCCGCTGATTAATTTCTTTTTCATTTCAGTTTGCTCCCTGTAAGCACCAGGCCATCTCCCGCGCACGGCGGTTATCCAGCCCCTGATTAAAAATACCTTTCACATAAACCCAGCGCGGCAACTGTCGGCACGCATCCGCCCAGCGCCGCTGGTTGAGTAATTTCACCAGCGTGGAACTGCAGGCATTGCCCGTTCCCACGTTGAAGGCAAACGACACCGCAGCGTCATACACCTTCTGCGGCGGCTGTTGCTTCACACACCTTTCCAGCGCCCGCTCCACACGCAGCACGTTAGAGATCAGCCCTTCCGCTGCCTGTCGTTCCGTAATGGTTTTGCCGGGAATGACGCCAGACGTATTACCAATGCCGTCGGTCCAGACACCCGCGCTGCACTGATACGGCTGCAGACGACAGCCTTCGTAATCGGCAATCAGTTTCAGCCCCTCCACGGAGGTGTGAAGCTGCTGAAAACCCGGCAGCGTGGCAGCAATAGCCAGCACGGCCCCGACAAGGCAGCGTTTAACGATTGATGGATTCATAGTCCTCCCGCGAGATCTGCCCGTCGCGCAGAAGCTGGTAGGCTTTGTGTTTGTAGTACCAGTTGATAGCCAGCATCAGCACACCAATCATCAGGCCGCCCAGCGTTGAGGCATCCTTGATGGACAAATCGCCCAGCCAGGCCAGCACGACGGCGATGCAATACGTGATAAAGGCGCTGATTCGCTCAAGCGTCATAATTCAGTCCCATAGCTGGACGGTCTGCACGGTGGTGGTTGTCGGAATGTCCGGCAGCTCCACCTGCAGCCCGTGAGGTAAAAAGGGGCCGTATTCGGCAAGCCCCGGATTTGCCTTCAGTACCTGCTCCGTGACACCCTGCGTGCGCCCGTAATGACGCCAGCAAAGTGCGTCCACCGTGTCATACTGATGCGCACGCACTTTCATCAGATAAGCTCCACTGTGCAGTGCGGCGCATCCTGCACCCGGCTGATGGCCCAGCGGGCGTCACGCCATAAATCACCGCTTGCTTCCGCCAGTTCCTCGCCTCGCTTCGCACCGGATGCCGTGGCGTCATAGTCCTGGTAACGTTCGTTGAGCATGGCGCGTGCCCAGCAGTAAACCGCGTTGAAATAGTGCTGAATGCGCTCGCTTTTGCCGTCCAGCTGCTCCGCCGGGACTTCTGCCAGCGAGGCATACCCCAGCATCTGCTGGCGTCTGCGAAACTCATACAGCTCTGCGTTGACCTCCGAAATTGCCGACAGGGCAACCTGTTTTAAACGCGGCTGAGTCACCGTGCCGTCAGTGCGCATCACACTGCGAAACTCCGACAGGTCCACATCAGGCCAGAACGGCGTATTCCTGATGATTTCCGCCTGTTCCGGTGCCTGTTCTGGCGCAACAAACTTCATGCTGCTTTCTCCTGAAATAGAGGGCGGTGGACGGGGTTTTGATGTGGCAGTGCCTTTCGCCACCCCGTGCCGCCCGTGCGCGGGGGCACGTTCTGTCAGCGGCTGTCATTGCGCAGTCTGCGCTCCAGCTGCTGTTTGTCTTTTTTCACGCCACAGCGGGGATCGAGCTGCAACGCATGGTTGAGATGATTAAGGGCGGAAGCCGGATTGCTTTCACTCAGGACAGCGCCAATCGCTTTATGCAGACGCGCCCGTGACTGGTCCGGCATATCCAGACCGTCTGTCAGCTCCAGCGTCTGCAACAACAGATCGGCATCAAAGCCGGTGGCGGCAAGCATTGCGCTCTGCGCGGCGTCTGCCATTTCCTCTGCCAGCACGGTCTGCACATTGCGGTTACCCAGTGGCATCACCCAGCCATGACGTAGGGCATGACGCCCGATCTCCAGCGCCCCGGCATAATCTCCGGCATCAATGCGCCACAGCATCACGTACATCAGCACGTCATCCTGTTGAGTGCCTCCGGCAGCCAGGACACCCTCTGCCCAGGCAGCGTATTTCGGCAGCAGCTCCACCTTGATTTCCGCTTTTTTGACCGTGGACTGAACGCCCTTGAGACGGCGGCGGTCTTCCGCCAGTTGCAGCAGCATCAGGTCATAGCCCGACGCGTGGCGAACACTGCCGCCCTCGCGGGCGGCCTGTTCAGCCTGAACGCGCAGGCGATGCTGCCGTGCGGGACTCAGGCTCATGAATTACGCTCCGGTTTCTGCTGCGGCGGCGCTGAAGTCGCCAATCTGGATGTTTTCCACCAGTGCGGCACAGCGGTAGTCCTCAACCACATAGGCTTCGTTAACGGATTCAAAGTTTTCAATCCGGTCACGTTTCGGGTTGTCGATAACTGAACGGCGGCGGGTGTCTTCCTGCCAGTAGATGGACAGGTTATCCAGACGGGTAATCAGCAGTGCATTCGGCGGGAAGAACGGCGCACGCACGGCCTGCAGGCCCCCCATGCGTTTCTGGCTGATGATCATATCGGCAGCCAGTTTTTCACTGTTTTCCTGCTCTTTGTTGACCAGCGGGAAATACTTGTCAGACAGCAGTTCACGACCGCAAATCACCACCAGATCGTCATCGTCCTGGTAGACCACGTCGATAAGCTCATTGACGGCATCCATCACCACGGCGTCCAGGTTGGCATATTCGCCACCTTTCCCGACTTTCACTGCGCCCGGTGTGGTTTCACCGCCCGTGGTGGTGCTGCCCATGACGTGATCCGGTGCATCCTCACGGATTTTCTGCAGCCAGCCTTTATTCACATCCTGCAGTAGCGGGTTTTCGCTACGGTTGGAGGTTTTCGCACGCTTCACGCCGTTAAAGCCGATCATGATGCGGTCCAGTGCCTGACGTTTCACGATGGCGTCACGGATACGCACCTGAAAATCCTGAAACTTCGCCCACAGGTCCAGCTTCGCGTAGGTCAGCACCGTGTCAAAGTTGGTCTGCTCGCATTTATATTCCACATCGACCATCAGCGTCGGATCGACAGGTTCACGCTCTTTCGCGGTGGTATCAGTGGTTCCGGCAATGGTGCTGCCAACTCCCAACCCCAGCAGCTGACCGGACTGCTCAGTCACTGGCGTGACGTTAATCAGCGTCAGGAAAGCGGCGGACTGCTGGATCTGGTCTTCCAATGTCTGCTGCACGGACGGCTCTACGGTGAACTTGCTGGACAGTTCTTCAACTGCCACACCGTTCAGACGCGCCAGCTGCTGCAGGTAAGCGTTAAAAGCCAAGCGGGTATTCTTCTTCATCGGGTTTTGTGCTCCATCAGCAATTGGTCAGAGTGTCAGCGGGGGCGTTACCGCCTGTTGCACGCTGGCGGTAGTCCTGGCGACTGTCTTCATGACTCAGCTTGTCCACCAGTTCGTTAAAGGCGGTTTGCTGTGCCTGCAGGGCAGTCTCCAGCTCAGACAGGCGTTCTTCCTGCTCAGACAGGGATTTTTCGGTGCGTGCGCTCAGGTTCTGCTGCTCAGTGGCGACCAGCTCCACGGCCTTATGCACATCAGAGAACCGGGCGTCATCGGACTGCTCTTTTTTGGTAAACAGCGCCGTGACGCGGGCAAACAGGGACGGTTTGTCGTCCTGGATTTCTTCCAGTTCGATCACCGTTTCCTCTGCAGCGGTAAAGAGATTGGCAGGATTCTGCTTGCGGTTTGCCAACGGGTTATGGGCTGCACTGGCGCTGAATGTCAGCATTTCCGTACCCAGACTGGCAGGGTCATCAGTTGCAGCCAGGCCGACCAGATAGGCTTTGCCCGTATCAGCGAACTTCGGGCTGACTTCCATAGAGGTGAATAATTTCTGGCCTTTTTTCACCAGTTCCACCAGGGACTCCGTTGGCTCAACGTCGGCATACAGCGCCATCTTGCCTGCCAGCGGACCTTCCGTGATTTCTTCAGCAAACAGCGCCGTCACCTTGCCGTAGCGGTTAAAGATGCTGTCCGGCAGATAAGACTTGATGTGCTCAAGGTTAATCAGCGCGGTATACACCGCCGGGTTGTAGCTGGCTGCCATCTGTTCCAGCCATTCACGCTGGATTTCGCGTCCGTCGGTGGTGGCACCTTCCACCCCGATGCGAAAACGCTTTGCTTTCACTGTCATGAGCCGTGCTCCGTTAGAAAAAACTTACTGGAGCCTTATGGTTGCGGTGATGGGGGCAGTGAAACAATGAGCGGTATTTGTACCGACAGCCACACAAACCGCAGGCGGGGAAAGCCTTCATTCAAGGCTGTAGGTTTGTGCCATGAACACCACACTGACACCCGCAGATCTCGATCCCCGTCGGCAGGCCATGCTGCTGTACTTTCAGGGATACCGCGTAGCCCGCATTGCTGAAATGCTGGGCGAGAAAGTTGCAACCGTTCACAGCTGGAAAAAACGCGACAAGTGGGGTGACTATGGGCCGCTGGATCAGATGCAGCTCACCACCGCCGCACGCTACTGCCAGCTCATTATGAAGGAGCACAAAGAAGGGAAAGATTTCAAAGAGATTGACCTGCTGGCGCGCCAGTCGGAGCGCCATGCGCGGATCGGCAAGTTTAACAATGGCGGCAACGAAGCCGACTTAAACCCTAACGTCGCCAACCGCAACAAAGGCCCGCGTCGTCAGCCGGAAAAGAACGTTTTCACCGATGAACAGATTGAGAAGCTGGAAGAAATCTTCCATTCCTCCATGTTCAACTATCAGCGCCACTGGTGGGAAGCCGGAAAAACCAACCGCATCCGCAACCTGCTGAAGTCACGCCAGATCGGTGCGACCTTTTACTTTGCCCGTGAAGCCCTGATTGACGCCCTGCTTACCGGACGTAACCAGATTTTCCTTTCTGCCAGTAAGGCACAGGCTCACGTCTTTAAGCAGTACATCATCGACTTCGCCAAAGAAGTGGAGGTGGAGCTGAAAGGCGATCCGATGGTGCTTCCCAACGGGGCCACACTGTATTTCCTCGGCACCAATGCCCGCACGGCCCAGAGTTACCACGGCAACCTGTATCTGGATGAATATTTCTGGATACCGAAATTCCAGGAGCTGCGCAAAGTGGCTTCCGGTATGGCTATTCACAAGAAATGGCGACAGACCTATTTTTCCACGCCATCCAGCCTGACACACAGTGCTTATCCGTTCTGGTCCGGTGCGCTGTTCAACCGTGGGCGCAACAAAGCCGACAAGGTGGACATCGACCTGTCCCACAGCAATCTGGCCCCCGGCCTGCTGTGCGCAGACGGGCAATACCGCCAGATAGTCACCGTGGAAGATGCGGTGCGCGGCGGCTGTAACCTGTTCGACCTCGACCAGTTGCGCATGGAGTACAGCCCGGACGAATACCAGAACCTGCTGATGTGCGAGTTCGTTGACGATCTCGCATCTGTGTTCCCGCTCAGCGAGCTGCAGGCGTGCATGGTGGACAGTTGGGAAGTCTGGACCGACTTTCATGCACTGGCCCTGCGCCCGTTTGGCTGGCGCGAAGTGTGGATCGGTTATGACCCGGCAAAAGGTACGCAGAACGGCGACAGCGCCGGATGCGTGGTGGTGGCTCCGCCAGCCGTGCCGGGCGGTAAGTTTCGCATTCTTGAGCGTCACCAGTGGCGCGGGATGGACTTCCGCGCCCAGGCGGACGCCATCAAAAAACTGACTGAACAGTACAACGTGACCTATATCGGTATCGACTCAACCGGCGTCGGTCACGGGGTTTACGAGAACGTGAAAGCGTTCTTTCCTGCCGTCCGGGAGTTTGTCTACAACCCCAACGTTAAAAACGCCCTGGTACTCAAGGCCTACGACATTATCAGCCACCGCCGTCTGGAGTTTGACGCCGGACATACCGACATTGCGCAGTCATTCATGGCAATCCGTCGCGCCACCACCGCCAGTGGCAACCGCCCGACCTACGAAGCCAGCCGCAGCGAAGAAGCCAGCCATGCCGATCTGGCATGGGCAACCATGCACGCACTGTTTAACGAACCGCTGCAGGGCGAGTCCGCCAATACCAGCAATATTGTGGAGATTTTTTGATGAAAGAACATATCGCGCCAGGCGAAACCGTAACTGCAGAAGAAACTAAAAAACCCGTTGCTGAGGCTTTCAGCTTTGGTGATCCCATTCCTGTACTGGACCGCCGCGAACTGCTGGACTATGTGGAATGCGTACAGATGGATCGCTGGTATGAGCCGCCCGTCAGTTTTGACGGACTGGCACGAACCTTCCGCGCCGCCGTGCACCACAGCTCCCCGATCAGTGTTAAACGTGACATCATCAGCAGTACCTATATTCCACATCGCCTTCTCAGCCAGCAGGCATTTACCCGTTTTGTGCAGGACTATCTGGTTTTTGGTAACGCCTATCTGGAGAAGCGCACGAATCGCTTTGGTGAAGTTATTTCGCTGGAGCCTGCACTGGCAAAATACACCCGGCGCGGGCTTGACCTTGAAACATACTGGTTTGTGCAATACAGCCTGACGACACAGCCGTATCAGTTCACAAAAGGTAACGTCTTCCACCTGATGGAGCCGGATATCAACCAGGAGATTTATGGTCTGCCGGGTTACCTTTCTGCCATTCCGTCAGCTCTGCTCAACGAATCCGCCACGCTGTTCCGCCGCAAGTATTACATTAACGGCAGCCACGCAGGCTTCATCATGTACATGACCGACGCCGCGCAGAACCAGGAGGATGTGAACAACATCCGCAAGGCAATGAAAAGTGCTAAAGGGCCGGGCAACTTCCGCAACCTGTTTATGTACTCGCCTAACGGCAAAAAAGATGGCATTCAGATTATCCCGTTGTCGGAAGTCGCGGCGAAGGATGAATTTCTGAACATCAAGAACGTCAGCCGCGATGACATGATGGCGGCTCACCGCGTACCGCCGCAAATGATGGGCATCATTCCCAACAACACTGGCGGCTTTGGTGATGTGGAAAAAGCGAGCCGTGTCTTCGTCCGCAATGAACTGATGCCACTGCAAAAGCGACTGCAGGAGCTGAATGACTGGCTGAATGAAGAGGTGATCCGTTTTGAAGCTTATGACTTAGGGCTTAAGGGCAAACGAGGCTGACATACTCATAACATCAAAACCCGACCAACTCTCACAACGCCTCAGCAGCATTCTGCGGGGCGTTTCTTTTTGCCCTGAATCTCCCCCCCCCCTCCACTAAATGAGGCCGCCAGCGGGCCAGAGGCTGTGCCGGATTTTGGCCATTTTACCCCGTTGCGCGCGCTCGTATCCCCGCCACGCCTGCCCGCTTTGTGTAGTGGTTTTCATGCACCTGCATGACATAAGCAAAAGCCCGCCAGTTCTGGCGGGCCTGAGCAAAAACGATCCTCAAACGATCATGCGATTTCATGCGGCATAGACATGCACAACAGCACTAACGCCTCGCGTGGCTCGTTGTTCAACCTTGCGGACGGTAAAAACCAGTTTTATCGTCCGCAACGTTCGCTAATGTAACCAGCTGTCGTCCTCCCAGACCTGCTGCATTATTTCCATCACTCGCTTTTTATCTTCATCCAGTTTTAACCCGCTCAGCTCAACGCCGTTGGCACTGCCCTTACGGATACGAATTGCTGTTTTGGGATACAGAGGGCGCAAATTACGGTAAAGCTCGGATTCAAGGGCGTCCAGTGTAGCCTGGCTAATCTTCTGCTCTTTATCGATCATTATTTCAATGCGCATACAGATTTCCCTTAACTGGTTACGTCCATTGACCGGCAGTATTCATGGCTGCGGATTTTCGCCATCAGCTCGTCGGTCAATTCAGACACCCACTGGATAGCCAGCCGCTTTTCTTCGTCGCTGCACTCACTAGCCGCTACAAGCTTAATAAAAAAATCAATGCGCTGGAGCTTCAACGACTCCAAAAGATAGTCCTGCATCTTCCCTCCTATCACGACCCCGGACATGCGTTAACTGTATGCATATCCACTGTTTATATATACAGTATACCCCTGATATCCAAAAGTAAAATATTTTTTATCCGTCAATGAGAACGTTCTTACGATGGTCGTTAAGAGCATGAATTGTTAAAGCCTTGCCGTCAGTACCACTGGCGCCATTTGTCATCTTCCTGCAGTCGATGGTTGCGGTAAAAAATCCGTAGCCCGGCACCTGACGGAATGCTGCCACCACGCAGAAGCAAATCAATCTCAGATGCACTACCTTCAAACCCTCTGGCAGTCAGTTCTGCCTCAAGCTGCAGGCGCTGCTGCTCCGAAATACTCTGTTTGAATGCTTTTTTCCGCTTCGGTTTTACCAGTCTTAACCTGGCTGTCAGCTCCCGGCGTTCCTTCTGGCCCATATTGTGGAGGTAATCGTGCAGTTCCTGCTCATTCATGGTTTTAATATCTGGCAAATCACCCCCTGATTTGTTCAGATTTTCAACAGGGGGACAGTTATTGCCACGAGTCCAAGGGGCGCAAGCGCCCTGGTCGGCTACCGCCTCCTGAACGTCAACGGCTTTACGAACCATTTTCCACTTCACTGCATGAGTGCAGATCTTGCCCTCTGCAATGGGTGACCAGATGCCATAAATACGAATACCGTGATCGCCATAGGCGGTCGGCTCTTCATTGATTTCATAAGCGGTTCTGATCAAGTGATATTTGCGGGGAACCAGTACGCCGCCCTGCTTCATGATGTAGGTGGCAAAACAACCAGCATCAGCAGCAGCCAGGATGGCATCAAGGCGCGGGTTATCCAGTACCGGCGCACCTGCTTTTTTGTCCCCCTGTTGCCTTGCCGCCTGACCAGCCAGCAATCGCAGTTCACGGTAAGCCTGACGCCCCGGAATGCCAAAGAAGCGGAATTGCTGAACACGATGCAGAGACGCCCAGGCATTAACGTATTCAGCATTATCACGAAGGGATTTCCCCGTTTCCTTGCTGATCTCGCCAGCCAGACCACGCCCGTCAATGTTCTTACTGATGTATTTCGCGATGTAGCTTGTTGGCGTACCTTTGCGCGGGTTAATCAACTCAGACTTAAAGCGCGGCCCAGTGTTATTACCCAGTTCCTCGCGGTCTTCACGGATGGCAAACTTACGCAACAATGCAGTAATGGCACGGCGGTCTTTTTTGCGCATGAAACACAACAGGTGCCAGTGAACCGTACCGTCATGATGCGGCTCAGCCACCCGCACGCCATACCAGCGCAACCCGGCTTTGTGCATCGCCTTACGAAATGCAGCAAACATGCCGACCAGATAATCGCTGCTTTGTCTTACCGTCGCATTTGTCCAGGTTGGGTTTGGTCTGCCGTTATTGAGCGTGGAATGGAAACGTGACGGACAGGTAATGGTGTAGAAAACGGCGCAGTCACCACGCATTTCCGCGATAAGCTCCAGGCCTTTAACACAGGCCATCATCTCATTGCGGCGATGCGCAGGGTTGCTGCTGCTGGCGTTTACCACATCCTCCATGTCCAGCGTGTCGCCGTCTTCGTTCACCAGTTCATGAGAACGAAAAAACTCCAGCGACTTACGGCGCTGCTCACGTTTATGCATCACGGCTTCATAGCTGACATAGGGAGATGCTTTTTTGCTGACCAGGCAGACAGCACGCAACTGCTCTTCCCGCCATTCGCAACGCATCTTCCATAATTTCCGGTACCACCAGTCGGCGCACAACATACGCGCCAGCGAACCCGGAATGAGTTCATAGGGCACGGGTTTACGGCGGTTTCTTTTCCGGCGGAGTTGCTCAAACGCAGGCGGGATGACATCCAGACGCAGGGTTTCCGCTGCCACCTTTTCCCATGTCTTGCGGATTTCTTCTGGCTTAACGTCATCGGTGGCATACAAATCACCACAAGCTGCATCAAGGCACATGCTCATATGCGCAGCGACAAGGGTAGACAGGCGTTTCACCTGATCCTGACTCATTTCAGGCAGAATCAGCAGGTCGTCCAGCCCTACATGGCTTGCCATAAAACGAAAAGATGCAGATAGCTGGCTGTCGCGTACATGCTCCAGTCGTTCCAGACATGGCTTAATCGTCTCACGTAAATAGCGGGAATAAGCCTTTGGCCTGCCCAGGCTGCTGAAGTATTCAATACGTTGCATCAGCGGCTTGCTGATATGGGAGGGCTGGGCGCTGACGTCTGCCAGAATGACCATGTCCGGGTTAAAACGCTGCTGCTCATGCGCCAGCTTTGCCCGACTAATGAGCTTATCCTGCTCCATTTCGCGCTGGACAGGATCACGGGATTCATTAAAGAAATAACGCTCCCAGACCTGATCACTCAGTACCTCGCGGCGCAGGTGTTCCTGCTCGTTATCGGCAGCGTACAGAGCGATCAGGTTTGAAAGCGCAGAAACTGAAGATTGCTCTTCTGTCTCTACGTAAGGATTGATTGCTTTTTTCTCAGCATTCCAGGAATAGCTGTAGTTCATTACGCAATCTCCAGTTCGAGCTGTGAAGGCTGCAAACCATTCGACAGCCAATCAGAAACTGAAGGTGGGCGAACAGCTTCAATTGCACCTTTTAAAATTGCGCAACGGTTTTTCAGAATGACAGCTTTCAGCTCCTTTTCCGTCAGATTGCGCGAATACTCAGCCTCCTGAATAGCCCGCGTAAGCTCAGGATATTTGCTATTAAATTTGGGGACATTGCAGGCAAGATTTGTACTGTCGGCAGTCGCCAGTGGGTAATTTCCCAACACACGACCGTCAAGCATGCGCAAACCATGAACAGCTGTTTTGAAATTGTGTCGGCAATAAATTGCTTCAAAAGCGTCCTGCATACGACGATGCCAGTGCGCAGTTCTGATAGCCGCATATTCACCAGACGATCCAAAGCAGACACGAGGCCATTCACGACATAGCTCGATAAGCCGATCGATTGACTCGTGCAGATGCCAGACGGGAGTTGCCTTCCCGTAGAACATTTTCGGAACTTCGTTTATCAGGGCATCATTGTCACGTTCACCGCCGTCCACAACATCAGGAATGACAAAAAAAGCGACCTTAGGATGGTGGTAATAGTTCAGGAGCCATTTATAAAAATCACTCCAGTTAATTTTTAGCCCACGCACCCATGCAGAAAATGCGCCGTTATCAATGCCGACGACCTGAGCGTGCTGAATGGACGCCGCAATCTGATCTGGTCGTACATAGGAGACGAAAGCGCCAGCTCCGCTCACCGCAATACGATGAACGTCGCCAGCACTTCCCCAGACAGGCGTCCCATGGAAATGATGAATTCCGTGGTGCATTTCTTTCACACTTGCACCCCGAAAATAACAGTAGAGTCACGTCCCCTACTAAAATCGGCACTAAACCAATTAGCAGATTTAGTGGCAATCATCTCTGTTGCAAATTTTCCCTCCCCCGCTGCAACGCCGATGCTGCGTTTCGCCCTGATGTAGTGGTGAGTGAAATTACGATAAAGAGACCGGGTCAAAGACGTGTCACTGTTAGAAACAATGACCGGATGTCCTTCAGATGCTCGATGTTCAAGAACGGATGCCAGGTGATACTGGTCATCTTCAGTGAAACCATCAGTGTGATAGCCGGAAAACGTACCGTCATACGGCGGATCGCAATACACCACATCCCCCGCCTTCAACATCGCCAGCGTTTCATCAAAGCTGGCGCAGATAAACGTTGCCCGCTGGGCTTTTTCTGCAAATGCGCGAATTTCTTTTTCAGGGAAATACGGATTTTTATAATTACCGTAGGGAATGTTGAAATGCCCGCTCTTGTTATAGCGACATAAACCACGGTAACCGTGACGATTGAGATACAGGAAATATACCGCTTTCATGAAATCAGTAATTTCAGTGGAGTAATTAAACTCCTGCCTTATGTTGTAATAAGCCACCTCCCTGTTTGCTTCCTCAAATAAAGCTCTGGCACGAGATATAAACGCCTCACAATCAGCAGCAACCTTTTTATAGAGGTTGATTAAATCAGGATTAATATCCGCAACAAGATAGCTGGGGTAATCCGTCTCCATCATCACTGCACAGGAACCCGCGAAAGGTTCAACCAGTCGCGGGCCAGCAGGAAGATGCTTTTTCAGTTCGGACATTATGGCGGTTTTATTTCCCGCCCATTTCAGGATGGTGCTCATACAGCACCTCCGTTGTAATGTTTGCCTTTCAGCTCTGCGATTTCCTGACAGGTAATGCA